TGGCGTACGTGGAGCTTCTAACAGCTTGTTCGCTGGTTCTTCTAGCCTGATGGTTGATGGCGTGATGATCCACGAGTTCCGCCATGTGTTTAACACTTCTGGTGCTACTACTGGTGCTTCTGGCAACGCTGGCGCAGCTGGCTACAAGTGGGGCGCAGCAGCTAACGTAGTTGGCGGACGTGCTCTGTTCTGTGGTGCTCAGGCTCTAGCCCTGGCTGACATCGGTCTGCCTGAAATGGTTGAAGATACTTTCGACTACGGCAACCAGTCTGGTATCTCGATCGGTAAGATCTTCGGAATGCGCAAGCCTAAGTACAACTCTGATATTGCAGGGTCTGTACAGGACTTCGGCGTTATCTGCTTAGATACTGCACAGTAAGACTATCGCCCCCTCTTCTGAGGGGGCTTTTTTATTTATATAGGAATTAATCATGAAGATTATAAGTAGCGAGTCATTACGAGTGACCACGATGGGCGGCACCGCTGTCTTGTTTGAAGCAGGTGTACCGCGAGAGATTGCAGACGAAGTTGGTCTGTTAGCAATACAGATGGGCGCAAGAGAATACAACGACAAGTATGTCGAAGAAGATAAAGCAGAAGTGGCTGAGTTTGAAGAAGTTGTCATAGAGACAGCGCAGCCCAACGAAGACCTAGTTACCTGTCTTGAAAAAATGATGGATGAAGGTGACCCAAAGAATTTTAAAGCCGATGGCTACCCTAAAGCTGCAGCAGTAAACAAAGTCATGGGTAAAACAATTGATTCCGATGCCCGAGAAGCAGCTTGGGAATCCATACTTAACTCATAGGTAAACACGATGTCAGTAACAGTTCAAAGCGTCATTGATAGAGCACAGACAGTACTACAAGACACTACTGGCGTTAGATGGCCAGTTGTTGGTGAATTGGTTTTGTGGATTAACGACGCACAGCGTGAGATTGCTTTATTGAAGCCGGACGCTAGTGCGACTAACGAGACTATTACTCTAGCCACCGGCACGAAGCAGGCTATCCCTTCTGGTGGTAACCGCTTACTCAAGGTAATACGCAATATGTCTGCTGCCTCTAATGGCACAGGTAAGCGCGCAGTGCGGCTTGTAGATGCAGAAGTTCTTAACGGACAAACCCCAGACTGGCACGACCCTACTGTTTCAGGTGATGCAGCGCACACTACTATTGTTAAGCACTACGTGTATGAAGAGCAAAACCCAAGAAACTTCTACGTGTACCCTGGTGTTGCTGGCAACGCTTTCTTAGAAATTGTTTATAGCTCCAACCCAACCACTGTTGCCCAGTCAGGTAATTTATCGATCCCCGATATATTCGCAAACGCTGTTTTGAACTATGTGTTGTACATGGCTTACATGAAGGATGCTGAGTACGCGGGTAATCAACAGCGTGCTTCTAGCCACTTCCAGCTATTTACTGCCTCTGTTACTGGAAAAGGTCAGATTGATGCAGTGACTAATCCGAACATGGAACGAAGAGCACAACCGGCGGCGGTATAAACTATGGCGATTTCTTATGAGGCGCTACTTCCCGAAGTGCTACCAATGGTCCCAGGCTGCCCTGATACGCTTATAGAAAGCAACATCAGATCAGCTGCCATTGAGTTCTGCGAGCGCACAGGCGCATATCAAGCTGAGCTAGACCCAGTTACTACCGTAGCTAACGTCTATGAGTACGATCTGGAAGCGCCTAACGGAACCGCTGTTCACAAGATCATGTGGGCTACTTTCGATGGTAAAGACATTGAACCTATATCTACCCCTCTTCTCGAGCAGCGTAAACCTAACTGGAGAGACGCTGATAACGCTGGTACGCCAGAGTATTACATACAGCAGAGTGCTTCTTTAGTTTGGCTAATTCCAACGCCTAACGTGACTATGGTCTCAAGCACCATTATCCGTGCACAGCTGAAGCCTACACATACTTCTACTGCTTGCGACGAATCAATTATGAACGAGTACCGCGACGCTATTGTCAACGGAGCCTTGTTTAGATTGCTGCGTATGCCTAGTCGTGATTGGTCTGACCTATCTGGTGCGCAGATCTATGGGTCTTTATTTGCAGAAACTATTACAAAAGCCGAACGTCGTGCACGGCACGCTGACGAAGGTGTAGCTAGGAGAGTTAACTATGGCGGACTTAGCGGAGCTTGGAAAACAAGACGTAATCGATATGGCAGAGAGCGCGGATAACCCCGTCGAAGCTGATATTGATGAACACATAAATTGGGTTGCGCCCGCTATTGGCGAAATTTTAGAAGATAACCCAATGCTTACGTACACAGCAGCAGACGTGTACTTAGCGTGCAAGCAAGGAGCAGCAACACTGTGGGTAACTAAAGATGGAATGGTTGTCACCACAGGAGAAACGGATATTTATACGGGGCGAAGGACGATGCTGGTATGGATTGCATGGGCCTGGAAACGAGGCATGAACTTGGTAGCAGTACACCAAGAATTCTTTAGGCAACAGGCAAGAGATTTAGGTTTTGTGAAGATGGAAGTTAGGTCAGCAGTACCTGAGCTGAAGGACTACATACTTTCACAAGGCTGGAAACTAGACACCATTGTTTATACGAGAGATGTGTAATGGGTAGTAAACCAAAAAAACAAGATTATGAAGCATCAGATAGCGAGAAAGCGTCTGCTTCAGTAGCGATGGCTGAATATAAGTACTTTAAAGAAAAGTACGACCCATTGCTGCAAAAGATGCGCGACGAGTCCATGACTGACAAAGTTGATAAGACGCTGCGCGGGCGTGCAAACGCCGACACTATGCAGGCACTTACCAGCGGCCCTTCAGCACGGCAGGCGCTGACCGGTCAGGGTGCCGAAAATTTAGCCACTGGTTACCAAGGTCAGCTTGGGGCGGCAGATAAAACTGCTGAAGACATACGAAACCAGAAGCAGATGAACGTACTGGGTATTGCAAGGAATCAGGCAGCGGACGCACAGTCTGGCATGGCACAAGCAGCCAACCTTGCAACCTCTGAAGCCTTAGAGCGAGCGAAAAATAATCAAACGGTTGCCAACGCAAAAATGACTGCTGCTGGCCAGATAGCAGGCGCTGCTCTTATGAAAGGTATGCAGAACAAAGCTACGTCAGGCACAAAAGAAGGCGCTATGCCAGAAGGACAAGCGGGACCAGGTGCCCCAGAGACAGTCAAGGGCTCTTTCTTCAGCCCCGTCGATGATGCAGGTAACAAGGTAAGTGGTTTTGGTAACCGCCTTTCTTACTCCAACTTCTTCACGGGGGGTTAAAGATGTATCAGATGCCAGACGGATATTCATACCGCGGTGGCTACGGCGGCGACTATGTAAATAATTTGCCCACCGTAAGTGACCCAGACAAAGCCTATGCGAACCTGACTCGTCAAGAATATTTAGATTACATTGCTAACTATCGTGATTTTGAAGAGCAGATGCTCGACGAAGCGCAAAATGATACTTCACTTATTGATTCTGCTCGAGAGAACGCAGGCATAGCATCTCAGTTAGCCGCTGGTATTTCTGGCCGTAATGCTAGTCGTTATGGCGCAGCACTTACTCCCGCCCAAATGCAGCAGCAGACCCGCGGTCTAGAACGAGCAAACACCCTAGGTGCAATCCAGTCGGTGAACGACGCGACGATTGCACAGGACGAATTAAACCAGCGCAAACTTTCTGACCTTATCAACATTGGCCAAGGCGTGAATCGTTCTTCACAAAGTCAATTAGGTTCGGCGGCTGCTAACGCAACACAGCGTAAAAATGCTTACGACTCAGCAAAGGCTGCATCAAAGGCTCAGACCTATAGCACCATAGGTAGTTTAGGCGCTATGGCAATTATGGCTTTTGCATTTTAAAGAGAGAATTTTATGGCACTTTTAGATGGTATTTTAGGTGGGGCGCAGTCAGTACAAGCCTATGGCCAGCAGCAATTCCAGAACAAACTAGCTCGAGATAAGTTCGACGAACAGAAGCGCCAGTACGATCAGTCGTATGCCCTGAATGTTGAGCAGTTCAACATCAATGACGTGTATAACAAAGACGCTAATAAACGCCTCAATGCAAAAGAAGCTCGGGACGCTAACAAAGCTGGAAAAGACGCTGTAACAGCCACTAACGATAAGTACTACGAAACACTAGACATGGCTGGCTACATTTCACAAGACCGCATGAGCCTTAATTACAACAAGATAAATGAAGACATTGCCGCGGGAAGAAACAGCGATCGATTCGGTGCCGCAGAACAGATTATTTTAGGTTTTGCTACCCAATTTGGTAATTTGCCTGAAGGCTCAAAAGCAACCAGTGTAGAAGCACTTGATGGTGGTGGGTATGCCATCACCGTCACCAATGCTGATGGTTCAAAAGGTGTGGTGACCGAAGACGGGTCGAGTGGCCCAGAATCAAGCGTAGTACGCTTTCAACCTGGGCAACTGGGTAGACTTGCGAATACCCAGTTCCAACGCGAAGTTGCGACTAACACAAATAAGTTTGATCCCACTGTAATGCGGACCAATCTAAATCTGATTGATGCGGATTCAAACAAACAAGCGGTTAATGATCAGGATCGCGATTTTTTAGCGGAGAAGCAATACGAGAAGCAGGTTGTTGATACTGCAAAACAAACAGGGAGCGTTCCACTAATCCGAGGCGTCGAGACCGCTATTGCTGATGGTGGTCCAGAAGTCACAAAAAAAATTGGCGATGATCTCGGAGTTCCTAAGCCGCAGGCAACTGTAAAGACCTCTGCTGCTGAAGCTGATGATAGTGAAACTCCTGCAGATGATCCTATGAACACTTGGAGCCTCGACGACGTAGATCGCACCACGAGGGGTGGGCAGCTGATCGCATCTATAGAAGGTGTCTCCAAGCGGTCAGCCAACCCTAGAGGTGCAAGGGCTGTGACGCCCGAAAAGCAACGTGACAAGCTCATGGCGCGCAAAGCCGAACTGGAAAAGACAATTAGTAACGCGGAAGCTCTGCGTGCAAAGAGTCCCAACTTCAAGGTTGATCCTAAAAGAGACAATCTCCCCAAGAATAAAGCCGAGCTTGAGCAGATCAACGCGTACCTGGATAAAGACAAGCCAGCTCTCTTCGCAGCAGACCCTGCGACAGATACTGTAGCGGAACAAGCCGTAGGCAAAACAACTGAGCAGATTGAACAAGGTGTTAACGACGGAACTATTAAGGTTGATTCAGCCACAGTTCAGACAGTTGCCGAAAAACTTAAACGCGAAGGGATTAGAGAGTTACGGGATCTTAAACGTCTCGCAGCTAAAGATTCAGCTATAGCTCGTGCTGCCATTATTGCCTCGTCTGAAGACATCAATATCCGGAAGCAGATGGCTACCGAAATGACGAACATTCTTGACACCCCATACAACAGCAAAAGTGTAAACAAAAAAGACATGTTGTCGTTACAGGATAACGCCGCTGACCGTACTTATAAGTACCAAAAGCTCAACTATGAAATGGAGGTAAGGTTAGATGGGCAGCTAGAGGAAGCTAATGAAAACTGGCAAAAACTCACAGAAGCCGCTAACAAGTTTTATTTTGGAGAGGACGGCACAGATAAAAACTTCAATAGGGAAACCGCACAAGCTTTTGTTGCTTCTAGCGCACTAAGCAACATGATGATTTATCTAAAGCGCCCTGATCTACCGCAAGCTGTGAAAGATACCGCAATTGGCGGCGTAAACGACGCGGTCAGCAAAACGGTAGCTGCACTCGCTGGCGAGGAATCAGAAGGGATATTTTCGCGTGAGGCATTACTAGACTTTATGGGCCGTCGAGAAACAGGAGACTCTGTTGACCCTATGGATTTTGATTTATCTCGTGTTATCACCAACAACCCCGACCCTTCTAAGGCGACCAAGCTCTACTACACAGATGGAGACGGCAAGATCCTTGATGAAAACGCCGGTCTTCAGGAACTGAAGGATCTTTCTCCAGACCTCTATGCGCACGCTGTTTTAGCGGGCTCTATGAATCTTAGGAAGAACCCCCGTTACAAAAACGTCAACCCCCGAGTCTTCCGGTCGAGCGGGGAATAAAGTGTGGCAGATGAAATCCTCCAAAACTTCTACGAGAATAATCTGTACGCTTTGCCCGATGACATGGGTGACGAAGGCGGTCCAAGTAATGCAGATATTGCAGCGGGCACTTTAGAAGACCCTATAGGCGTAATTGCACCAGATACGATTTCAGGCGCTTTTCGTGCGGGTATGGAGTCCGGTGCAGCGTCGTTAAATGCCGACATCGATTACTTCCAAGCCCTGTTCAACACAGCTATCGGTGATCAAGAGGCAGCAGAGGATGCTGTTAGCCGCGCTAGGTTTAACGAAGTCCAAGCTGCTATTCCCGTTTCCACAATGGAGACGTTCTCGGAATTTGTTGATGAGCCGACCATTGAAGGCTTCTTCATGCAGATCGGCAAATCGACCGGCGAAATATTTCCCTCAGCTGTATCAAGTATCGCAAGCGGTGGTATTGGCGGTATCACAGCTGTCCTCGGTAAGACAGTACTCAGCAAAGGCGGTAAAGCTGTAGCTAACCGTATTGTAAAAGATGCATTAAAAAATACAGCTGAAGGTACAGCTGACGCCGCAGAAAAAGAACTCGCGCAGTCAGCGTGGGGCGTATTCAAAGCAGGCGCTTTTGTTGGCGCAGGTACATCAGAGTACGTACCACTAGCTGGTGGCAACTTGTCAGAAGCCCTTGAAGCTGGGCAAGACCTCAATGCAGATACAGCAGGTCGAGCAGCGCTGGTTGCAGCACCGCAAGCGCTACTTGGTGTTGGTGGCGAAGCAGCTATGTTGAAGTTGATCGGCAACGTCGCTAAGAAGCGCGCTGTCAGAGAAGGATCACTGTTTGGCAAGTTAGCCAAAGATATTAGTGGTACTGCTATTAAAGGTGGCGTTATGGAAGGCGCTACTGAAGTTGCACAAGAAGGTATTGGTGTTCTTAACCGTATGGATATGGACGATACCTACACCGCCCAAGACGCGAAGATGCGTCTAGCACAGTCTGCATTTGCTGGTTTCTTTGGTGGTGGTGCGGCGGCTGGCGCTGGTGGAACCGTTGGTAGTATCTTCAGCCAAGCGAACAGCCTTGTAGAAAGAGGCCGTCAGGCAGAGGTCGATCAGCGAGTCAACGAAGAACAGTACGGTGACGAGGTATTCGGCGGGTACACGTCCCAAGAATCACAGAGTGATATTGCTGGGCAAATTGATGCAATGAATAACCCAACCAGCACCAAACAATCGGTCTGGATAGCGGGCCCCTCTCCTCAGTTCGGTGCCAAAGAAAACACAATTACTTCAGTAGAAACTGATTACAACGGGAGTCCTAAGAAAGCTTACTCGGCCTTTATCCCTGGACGAGGCACGGTCGTTTCTACCAGTGAACAGATTGTCGCAGACGTAATTGCAGGCGAAGCATCAGATTCTATTCTTCAAGCAGCCCTTGGTTACAGCAGCGACAAGGTAGAGGGTGCAAATCTTGCCGTCGTAGTTACAGACAGCAGCGGCAGAGTAATTTCTGAAGAACTTACAACTGAACAGAATCAACCTGCAGCTATAGAATCTGCGAAGAAGCTAATGCCAGAAGGTGGTAGCTACGAAGTTATGTCAGCAGAAAAAGCGCTTGAAGGCCGTAAGAAGCGTGTCGAGAAAGAGCGCGGCCCAGTAGTTCGTCCGATGAATGACCAGGACTCTGAACAAGTCGATAAAGACATGGGCTTCGGTAGCAAGACTACTGGATTCGACGAAGGCGGCGGTATCTTTGAACCAGCGGTTACGAAGCTCAAAGAGTACGCCCCACGAAATACAGATAGAGAGTACGAGAACACCGACCCCACTCGTAAGGCTTTTGAAAAAGAGTTTGGCGATGAGATGAACATCGACTGGGACAGTGACTACTTCGGCGGCATGAGTGAAAGCTTGATGAAGGCGGCTGTTGCAGCTAAGAAGGCGAACCCTACTGCTCTGGTAACTATTGCTGAGGGCAAAGACGGCGCGTATGACTTAAACCTCGAGACCACCCCAGACACGGAAACTTTTGCGATTGGGGGTCAAGAGCAGAAGCTACCCATCGGCGAATTCTTATCGCAGTCAATAAAAGACGCAGACCGCGTTGCAAAGAACGATGACTTCAATAACAAAGACTCTGCTGAGGCTAAGGTCACAGTTGTTGATGAGACCGGTAAAGAGACGACAGCTATTCTGGCTGATCTAGTTAACGCTGGTCGGAGAATCCTACAGACACGCGAGGGTTCAAACTTTAATCAGGGCGGCCCCACTGAGTCTGCTGCCGCTGCATTCTCAGCAATAATGTCTGAGCTACAGCTCTCTAATTATGATGTTCGTGACCAAGCAACGGGTGAGTCCTTGTTGTCTATGGATCAGCAGCAGCTTAAAACTAGCACTGGTGGGTTACGCGCTGGTGGCACCAAACAGTCACCTCTCACCCTTGATCAAGTTCTGACTCAGACGCAGCCTACAGAAAAAACACCAAAGTCATATACAGTCTCAGGGTATGATCAAGGCGGGCCGTTTGAATATGGCTTTGATACAAAAAAAGAAGCGAACGCAGCAAAAACCGATTTTGAAAATCGCGGCGCAAACGGCGTACGTATCACGGAAAACAACACCTACACTGATGGGACATTCACAGATCAAGAACAAGAAGCGGGCATAACCGCAGAAGAGGAAGTTCTTGAGAACGCCCGTCAGGAACTTGGAGATTTACCGCTCTCCGGTTTAAACATAGAAGCGGGCCCTGTTAAAAACAGGGGCTACTCATCCGCGAAGCCCAAGAGCAAAGGTGGTCGTAACCCAATGAACGCGACTTACCCAGCGGGCAACATTGGCCGCTTGGCCACGCAGGTCGCCTCCGCTCTGGTCAAAAAGCTCAGGCTACAAAAACCTGTCTCTATTCTTGGCGTAAAAGAACTGGCGCAAATGTCAGAGGCTAAGTTCAACGAGATGTTTACAGACCCCCGTGTAGCAGCAGCTGTGCGTGAGCAGATGAACGCCCTCCTAGACAACAACACCGCGTTAGGCCGATACATGGGCTTCAATGATGCGCATGTAATTCTTGTAGATAACCGCTCGGACAATCAGCTTCAGACAGCCCTAACCACGGCTCACGAGCTGGGGCACGCGTTGATCCAAGAAGAGATGGCTGGATCGTTAGAAAACTCAGCACTATATCGTCGACTAATTAACGACTTTGAAAAGGCGCGAGCCGCTAAAGATGCTCCTGCTGCATATCAAGATCCTAACAATGAGCTGGCTTTCGAAGAGTGGTATTCAGACCAAGTAGCAATCTACGCAAAGAACATATACCTGAAACAAACCCTACCAGCTAAGAACATGGCAGCTAGCCACTTTAAGAAAGTTGCAGACAAGCTCGTGTCTATGTTCAAGAGTATGTCGCGAGAGATGCGCACTCGATTTGGTAAAGACGCACAGAGCCAACAGTTCACTGAGTATATGGACTCGCTCACCGAGAACAAGCGCCGCTACTGGACTGCTGCGAAGAACAAGGTCGGTACGAAAGAAGCTACGTTCCAGCAGAAGGCTCTTGTCAGAGCTATTGAAGACGCAATGCCTAAGTCTAAGTTTGAGAAAGGTGTTGAGTCTCTAGCTCGATTAGTTAACGAAGTACTGAGTAATCCTACTGTGCGCAAAGCTACCCAGCTTGTTCGTACTGAGGACGGCGTACTGCGAACCATTAGCACCAAGATTGCAGACATGATGTATGTACCTGCTCAATCGGAAGGCAAAGGTTCAGACATGGGTTTCGTAAAGCGTAAAGCAGCGATTCGTAAGCGCATGATGAACGACGTGCGGAAGATTCTTGGGTCTGATTGGACTACGAAAGCAGCTACAGACACACTTGACCTCGCAAGAGATTCGGATATCTCGATCGAGCAACTAAGTGAATATGGTGAAGCTGGCGCTGATGCAATTAAGATACGAGAGTTCCTGAGCAAGCTGTATGACAACTACATCTCGAAGACTCCAGGTAACACAATTGGTAAAAGAGATAACTATTTCCCAGTTGCCTTGGACCTCGCGAAGATTGCAGATGACCCAGAAGCCTTTGTGGGGTTGATGCTCAGCAAAGACTCTCAGATGACTGGAAGCCAGATACGTGACACCGTACACAAACTAGTCCAGCTGCAGAAACGCATAGTGGATGAAAACGAGATCAATGTTGATGCAACAGATCCATCAGCTGTGGCAGAAGCTGCTCGAGTATTTACAAACAACCTGAGTCCTACCGAACTAAAAGACTTCAGCTTACCTCCAGCGGAAGCTTTGCAGGAATATATACGCGACCAATCAACTCGTAACGAGTTCCTTCGTGCAACTCGAGCGCCTGACGGTACTGACCTTTTGCAGCAAGAACTCGACAAGTTGTCGCCTGTTGACAGAAAAGAAGTCGTCGCAATGCTAGAAAGACACATGGGCTATAGCCGCAAACCTATAGGCCCTAAGCTCCGAGCCGCGAACAGCTGGATGCAATTATTCCAGTGGGTCACGTTGCTTCCTCTCGCTACTGTGTCCTCAATTACGGAGTTGGGCGGAGCGGTACTAAACGGCAAAGACTTTGACGCCTTTGGTATGGCGTGGAAGGCAATGAAGGACACGATCGAGAACCCCATAGAAGCCAAAGAACTAGGCGAAGATCTGGGCGTTACCTCAGAGCGCACAATGGAAAACATGATGATGACCGACGCTGACCATGAGTACATGGACCCTAAAGCGCGCGAAATCGGCGATAAGTTCTTCCAAGTAATTGGTCTTGATTGGTTTACCCGTTTCACACGAGAGTTCGCTTCTAACATGGGCGTACAGTTCATGTTGCGCCATGCAGTGAACGATAGTGGTAACCCACGATCGGAGCGTTACCTAAGAGACCTGGGCGTGTCAGCGGCAGATATAAAAGCATGGGAAGCAGACGGCAGATCGTTTGACTCTGACGCAGGGCGTCGAGTTCAGGACGGCCTTACAAGATTCGTTGAAAGTTCAATGTTACGTCCGAACTCCGCAGAGCGCCCTTCATGGGCAAACGATCCCCGCTTCGCTTTGATCTGGCAGCTAAAAAGCTTCTTGTATTCATTCTCTAAGACTATTGGCGGCGGCATTATCCGCGAAGCCAAAGCGCGAGCGGCTGAACCAGGAATGACAGGCCTTGAAAAGCTAGGTGGTGTTGGACTTACTCTGGCGCTAGCTGGTGTCGCCTTCATGCCACTCGCCATGATCAGCCTCGAATTGCGCGAACTAGCTAAGTACCTGATTGCAGGCGTACTCCCAGGCGTCAACCAGAGTGGTGGTAGATACTTCCGATCTGATCGTATGGACTGGAGTCAGTACATGACTGAGATATTTGATCGATCTGGTTTTAACGGCCCCATGTCAATTGCTACCAACATGATGAACGCCGACAAATGGGGAAGCACTCCACTCGCGCCATTACTAGGCCCAACTTACGACCTTGCAGAGTCAGCTGTATTGGATGGATTTGAAGTAATCCCCGATCGCATAATCCCTGGCTACAGCATCGTTTATTAACAGGTAGTTACTATGAGCATATTCACAACATTACTTGGACCGGTTGCAGATTTAGGCAAAACATACTTGAGCAATCGCGCTGAAGAAAAGGCTGCCAAGCATCAGGCGAAAATTAAGGTCATTCAGAATGATGCCGACTGGGAAGCGAAGATGGCAGATGCTTCTAGTAACTCGTGGAAAGACGAGTTTTGGACTGTAATTTTAGCTGCACCAATATTTTTTGTAGGTTATGCAATAGCTGTAAATGATTTAACAGTTATCGATAGAGTAAAAGAAGCGTTTATCGCGCTAGATACATTACCGGAGTATTACCAATATTTATTGTTTATTGCCATCTCGAGTTCTTTCGGCATAAAAGGCGTAAGTAAAATTATGGAGTTGAAAAAATAATGGATGAGCAAGTTGCAAAACGCTTTGATAGGTTAGAAACCAAAATAGATAAACTTGTTGATGTTATGGCAAGTATGGCCCGTGTTGAAGAAAGGCTGGTAGGTCAGGATGCAAGACTAAAGAGGCACGAGTTTCGTCTCGACGCAAGCGAGAAAAAAATAGATGAAGTAGCCGAGGCGACGCAGACGAATAGCTTTGTCGCAAAAGTTGGAACAACGCTTGTTTCGACAATTTGGGCGGGGCTTATAGCCTACATTTTTTATCTTTTTAGGGATTAGTAGTGAAAGAGTTTAAGTACTTTAAAAAAGAAGACTTTGATTGCCAACAGACTGGTAATAACGAGATGCAAGAGGATTTTATCCACATTCTCGATCAGTTGAGAGCTGCCTGTGGCTTTCCATTTTATATAACTTCAGGCTATCGCTGCCCAAACGGCCACAGTCTTGAGTTGGCAAAAGCAAAACCAGGCACCCATACCCAAGGGATCGCCGCAGACATTGCTGTAACAGGTGGTGTACAAAGAAGAGCTATCGTAAATCATGCTCTAGCAATGGGTATGTCTGTCGGAGTAGCAAAAACTTTTGTTCACGTAGACATTAGAAAGACAACACCTGTACTTTGGTGTTATTAATAGCTGGTATATTAATACTAACACTAATATAATTGGATAATCTATAGGTAAAAAAGATGGCATATTCGGAGACTCTAAACCTGGTTACAGGTGATACGCTGCCCGAGCTGACCTTCACACTGAGGGACAGTAACACTGCAGCGTCTGGTCAAACGCTAGACCCAAACAACAGTAACACATGGGCTCCAATAGACGTCTCGGGCGCTACAGTTAAGTTGCGGTTACGTGCGTTGGGAAGCTCAACGGTCAAAAGTACACTGGTTTGCACCATTACAAACGGTACTGGTGGTGTTGTAGCCACTGATTTCCCTGCTGGAACACTTGATACCTCTGGCACATTTGAGGGTGAGATAGAAATTACCTTTGCGACGGGCGGCATACAGACGGTTTACGACCTGATCAAGCTCAAGGTACGGAGCGACTTTGATTAATGGCTAAGTCTGACGCGAGTTATGTATACGTAACGGTCGAAACAGCTTACAAGCTGCTTCGTGCCAACGCGAGCATGGCGAACGTCGACGCTACCACCTCTTATCAAGAGCTTGTAGCGGCTGGGATCAAGCTTGATCCTGATACTAAGAACAGATACTTCCGTAACGAGCCTTTTTCATTTACGGATATAGCCAGGTTAGCGGTCCAGAAAGGCGCGTTAGATACACCAGTTGTCACTGACTCAATCGATAGTATTGGTGTCACGAAGGTACTAGATGACTCATTTGGGTTTGTAGACCTAATTGAGATCGTTAGACACATAGTTCGTGGTCATACAGACAACTTCGCGTTCACAGACGCACTGTCCGCAGAGACTGGGCTGATAAAAGCCGATGCAGTAACTGTATCGGAGATCTTAGCTAAGAGCTTCAGTACAGGGCTAAGTGATTCGTCGGTAATCAGCGACGTACCAGTTTTAGGTTTTGGTGGTAGCTACGCTGATATAGCGACGCTGACAGATGTGTTTGCTAGAGCTGCTACGTTTAGTCGTACGTTTGCTGACACGATTACGCTCGATGACTTCACAGATGTCGACGCAATCACAAAGGACACTGCAGCTGCCAAAACAAACATTATTGGTTTCGGAGATGTTCATTTCTTCGGCACTAATAAACCAGTATCAGAGACAGTCACTGTTTCTGAACTGGCTGCTTTAGGTTTTGACAAGCCAGCGACAGACAGCGTTGGCGTAAGTGAAGCGTTCCAGAAAGTAACAACGTTCTCTCGCCAGATTGCGGAGACAGCGACGCTTGCTGACAGTACTGCTCTGAATATAGGCACGGTAGCGACTGACACAACCACAGTATCTGAGAGTTTTCAGAAAGAACTTGGTTACAACAGATCGCTTAACGAGGCTGTCAGCACAGCTGATGCGATGGCAACAGCCCTTGAAAAAGGTGTTAGTGACACAGCGGCTCTGAGTGAGGCGTTTGCACGAAATGTAGATTTTACAAGAGGTTTTGCGGAAACGACCTCCGTCAATGATCAGCTAGACACTGCTATTGGCAAATCAATAGCAGATAGTTTTGGTGCTTCGGATGCCTTCGAAAGAGATGTTGCATTCCAGAGGACTTTGACAGACGCGGTTACATTTGCAGAACAGACGGTTGCAGCATTCGGTCAGGAGCTTACCGATACAGCTGGCCTTACAGATTCAATACAAATACAGGTGGCGTCCCTTGCATCATCTGTACTTAACGCTGGCGCTCTTAACACAGTGCCATTTAATAACTAGGAGCACACCATGTTACAAGATGATTTTAAAATGACTGGACGTTTGTCGATTGCAATCAATGACGAAGTAGTCCAAGAGGTTAAGAACCTTGTTGTCACAAGCGGAAAAGGCTTTGTTGCCAGCCGTATGAAAGACGCCACTGCTGGAGCTATGAGTCATATGGCTGTTGGTACAGGTTCAAGCGCAGCTGCAGCAAGTAATGCTGCTCTAGGTTCTGAAGTTGACCGTAATGCGTTGGCCTCGACTACCGTATCAGGTGCCAACATTTCTTACGTGGCTACATTTGCCGCCGGTGAAGGCACAGGCGCATTGACTGAAGCAGGTTTATTCAATGCTGGTTCTTCGGGCACCATGCTTTGCCGCACTGTATTCGCAGTTGTGAACAAAGGCGTAGCAGACTCGATGACTATTACGTGGACAGTAACTGTTAGCTAATCTGAGGTAAAGGTATGGCGGTTGTTTTTAGTAACAATGCAGCGTCTACATTACAGTCGGGGATAAACTCTTCGGCGACGAGCATAACGCTACTTAGTGGCGCTAACTTCCCATCGCTCTCGGGTTCGGACTACACGTACGTAACACTTGAGGATGTGAATGGCCACCGAGAAATCGTTAAGGCTACAGCTCGTAGTGGCAACACTCTCACGATTGTGCGTGCACAGGACGGTACGTCTGCGCGTGCATATATCGCGGGAGATAAATGTGAGCTGCGTCTAACTGCTGCGCTACTTAATGAAGTAGCACAACAAGCGGACACTGATACCAACACCACTTATACAGCTGGTACTGGCCTGTCGCTGACTGGAACTCAGTTTGCAAACACAGCTCCTGACCAGACCGTCTCGCTGACAGGCGCGGGTGCTGCCACTATAACTGGTACATATCCTAACTTTACGATTACCACTACTGATACCAATACAACTTACAGTATCCAAGACGGGCAGCTTTCGCAGAACAACTTTACAAATGCGGATCACACTAAGCTAAATGCTATCGAGGCGAACGCTACTGCTGACCAGACTGATGCAGAGATAAAAACAGCTTACGAAAACAATACTGACACTAACGAGTTTAGTGACGCAGAGAAAACTAAGCTGGCAGGCATCGAGGCGAACGCTACTGCTGACCAGACTGATGCAGAGATTAGAGCGGCCGTAGAAGCAGCTACTGACTCAAATGTTTTTACTGATGCGGATCACACTAAGTTAAATAGTCTTGAGACAGGTGCTACTGCTGACCAGACTGATGCAGAGATTAGAGCAGCCGTAGAAGCAGCTACTGACTCAAATGTTTTTACTGATGCGGACCACACTAAGTTAAATGGTATTGCTAATAATGCTAATAACTACGTGTTGCCATTTACCGATAACTCGTCGAACTGGAACGTAGCGTTTGGCTGGGGTAATCACGGCGCAGCAGGCTATCTGACGTCGCACCAGTCACTTAGCGGCCTTGCTTCAGAAAGTTATGTTAATACACAAGTTAGCAACCTTGTTGATTCAGCCCCAGGTACGCTGAATACGTTGAATGAGTTGGCCGCGGCTTTAGGGGATAATGCTAACTTTAGCACTACGGTGACTAATAGCCTTGCTTCGAAGCTACCATTAGCTGGTGGTACATTGACGGGCGATTTAACAGTTAACTCTACAGGGTTTATTAAGTTACCTGTGGGTACGACTGCACAGCGTTCTTCATCTCCTGCAAAAGGGATGATTCGTTTTAACTCTACGACGGGTAAGTTAGAACAGTACAGCACCGCATGGTCCGACGTAGGTAGTGCTGCTGACTTTAGGCTGAATACGTTTACTGGTAATGGCTCTACTACTGCTTACACCCTGACAACGAATCCTGTTGAAGACAATACGCTGGTCTATATAGACGGCGTGTATCAGAACAAATCTAGCTACTCGATCGTAAATAACATTCTTACTTTTTCTGCCGCACCCCCAAATGGTACAGCGATCGAGATTACTGCGGCTACTGCAGCCCCAGTTGAAGCTAGCACTGAGTTTAAGCTAAGCCAGTTTTCTGGCAACGGCTCAGCAACTACGTTCACGCTCTCTGCACAAACTCCAGAGAACAACACGAACGTGTATATCGACGGAGTTTATCAGTCAAAAAGTAACTACTCAGTTAGTGGTACAACGCTAACGTTTACTACTGCTCCACCGGCTGGTACATCGATAGAAGTCATGGCCGCTCACGCTGTAGTAGTTAGCGTAAGTGTTCCTGACGATGGGAGCGTGACCAACGCAAAACTTGACAGCGTCTTAGCACAAAGAATTGTAGATCTAGAAGACGAAATTTTACTTAATTTAGGAGTATAGGCTCATGGCCGTACAGAATAGCAACTTTAATACCCTGATAACGGCTATCGACACCAAGGCTCAGTCTTTAGCCGCATCAACGTCAGACCCGAAAGACTTAGTTTTTCTTGGTAAAACTTTAGAAGCTCTTAACGTAACAGCGACTGTGTCCGACATTATTGCCGCGGGTGATACTAAGGTAACAGCGGTTAATACCGCAGGCACCACGCAGGTAGGCAATGTAAATACCGCGGGTACTACTCAAGTAGGTAATGTCAATACAGCAGGTACTACTCAGGTAGCCGCAGTAAACGCTGCAGCGAGTAGCTTCAGCGTGCATCCGCAAGGCACTACCACCGCAGCGAACAAGACGCTTGCAGCGAATGAGTTTGTGATGGTAACTGCATCAGGTAAGACAATGACATTACCCGCAGGAACGGCAGGACAATCTGTTGTTTATATCTCCGTTGGCAATTTTGAAAACACTGTTGTCGCGCCAAATGGTTCAGAGAAAATTATGGGATTGGCTCAGTCAATGACCATCGATAAAGCCAACACCACAATCACACTTATGTACCACTCAGCCACTCATGGCTGGCGTGCATTTTAATTAGGAGACACAAATGAGTAATTTAACAGATTTTTTTGGTAAAGGTCCGTCACCGCGAGTAGCAGGTACAATGCCTCACAATCAGCCTGCGTTTGCAATTTTAGGGGGTACTAGCTCCTCTTCAAAGTTTGCAGTGTACTCGCACGATTTAAACCTGATGTCGCATGGCCATATGAGCGTCAACTCCGACGACCAGATGGAAAGTTGGAATTACGTTGCTAACTGGAATTATCAAACCCAACCAGGCAGCCAAGGTCCTAGTAACAATGGACATGGGATAGCTAACAAGGGTTATTTAGGATGTGCTTCTTTGATGGCCTCAAGCCCTGAGTTCCTTTTAAACAAAAACAATACGGAAAGTCCCAACTGGGGTATGCAACACCACAGCCATTTTGGTTTATCTACTGCAATGGTGGGGACTAATCCTGGTATTAACCAGAAGTACGCTTTAGCTACCTCGCACGACGCAGTTGGTTCTAGCGCATGGATTCGGGTTTGTGGTCGTAGTAGTAGTGCAGTGATGCGTGCTCAAGATAACAAGGGCGGTAACTTATCAGAAGAACGCGCAATATGCCGTCCTCAAGATGCTGGTTGGTTGACTTCAGGTTATCGTCTAGCTTCTGGTGGCATTAGCTACAATCAGAACACAGGTAATGCCGTAATCATTGAGCGTAACAATTCAGGAAGCGACCAAAATCCGTGGCGGCCTGTACTTCTTAAAAATTGCCCGAACCCCGCTGAATACATGTCAGATCAAGCAGGGTGGGAGGCCGCGATTACAGCAGCAGTAGCAGTTTCAGGAAACCGCATTGTAGGCCCAGATCAACAAGCTGCGGTCGGCACTAAGTCAGCTGCCGGTTATACGGCCGTAAAAGCTGTGCTGTGTGATGATAATTCTGTAGTTATTATGTACGGAATCAATGCTGGTGTAGAGATAGTCAGGTGGGTTTGGGACAACAGTGCCAACAGCTGGGCTGCTCAAACATCAGGTGACTTAAAAAACCGTGCATGGACCAGTGTTTATCACAATATTACAAATAGTTTCCCTAATTTTACAATGAGTCTTGATGGTAAAACGATTGTTTTAACGAGCCACTCATATCTAGGTTTTTGTGGTTATTACATAACTATGATTGATGTAGCAACCGCCAAAACAAAAAGTTACTACAAGGAAGCTAGCAACATCTCTTATAGCATCGTGCCTTTAGGCGCTAGTAAGTTTTTGTTTTCTGACTCACAAAACTCTGATGGTAATAGTCGATTATATGCCACTGTGTTGTCCTGGGATGATTTGCACACTAATCCCGCGACAGATTATTGGAGCAGCGGGTTTGTCAATGCGGCCATTTCAACCCCTACCAGTCAGTTTCTTGACACCCCTGATCAAACGACTAATTACCCCGCCGTAATTCCTATTACCAATATTGATAACGAGGCTATTGTGAAGGCCGAAAAAGGAGAAATTTAAATGAAACCGATGCTTAACAGTTTTGGATACGTCACAAGTGACTCAGGAGGTGACATAGCTGCACCAGACGGTGTTGAGGGAGCTGAAATATTCCGCTACAAGCGTGTAGATGGTGCGTGGGTAGATGCCTTCCCCGATGACGATGATGCAAGCTTCATGGATAGCTACAACGCTCTTGTTGACAGCTGGGCAGTTGCAGACATGAAGCCAGATATTATCTTAGCCATTAAGGCTGAAGCTGCTCGTCAAATTGAAGCCACCGCGTGGAAGGTTGAGAGAGCAACTGAGGTTGATGCGACTGACGATAGCAACACGCTGGCCACTGTTTACGCAGAACGGGCCGCGATTCGCGCAGCAAGTAACGCGCACGAAGAAGCTCTAGACGACATTACTACATTAGCTGATTTGAGCGCATTTAATCCTACAGGATTCTGATCATGGCTTTAACGAAAGTAACAACCAATATGCTGCAGGCCGATGTTATTGGGTCGGCACAGATTGCAGATGACGCAATTGGTGCTGAACATATCGCAGACAATGCGGTAGATATTGCGCGCCTAAATGTAACTGACGGTACATCGGGTCAGAGTTTGACTACCGACGGTAGCGGCGCACTAGCATTTGCAACCATTGGTGGTGCGTTCAACGACTTTGCTATTAAGACGGGATCTTACACAGCCGTCAGTAAAGATCAGTTAATTGTTAACTCGGGCAGCGCAGTGACTATTACATTACCTGCAAGTCCTAGTGCTGGTAGCGTGGTATTCATTAAAAACGCTGGCTCGGGTTTGGTGACAGTAGCTCGTAATGGCTCAAAAATTAATTCAACAGCAGACGATGGTGAACTGGCTACAGATGCAGGCGCGACCTTGGTGTACGTTGATTCAACAATCGGATGGAAGGAGTTATAAATGGCTATTATATTAGGTGGCGGTGGTGGCAGCACTTCATTCCCCACAATCTTTTTACACAAGTCTCAAACTTGGGTTCCACCTCAAGACGGCAACATAATGATTCACGTTATTGGGGCAGGTGGTAGTGGTTGTGCAAGTAGTGGAAATACCACACTTCAAAGCGGTGCGGCAGGAGGTTATTGCAGAAAGAACTCTTTAGCAGTAACTACCTCTGGCTCATTTACTGTTGTTATTGGCGCAGGAGGCGCACCCACAGTGGGAGCCTTCGGTGCAGGAACCGCAGGAGGCACTACGACTGTTGCAGGCACAGGACTAAGCTCTACGTTGACGGCTACTGGTGGCGCGGCGGGAGCTGTATCTAACGGAACTTACACTACTGGGGGGGTTGGCTCAAATGGAGACTTAAACACCACAGGTGGACGCGGAGGTTTTAACAGAGGCGGTGGTGCTGTTGGATTAACAGGAACAGGCAATGACGGTATAGTGGGAGATAAAGAATGGAATCTTTCAGGTAGTTGCGACATATTGGGTGATTTTTATTCATCTAGTTTTGGTCAACTGTCTGGCAGTAGCGGAGGAGGAAGTCACTATCCAGCATATCATAATGGTTATGGTACAGAGGTAGTAGGGCCATTGGCGGGTGGAGTAGCGGCATATAAAAGTCAGCTAGATATGTTTTCTGGTCATGCTTCTATAGGTGGTGGCGGTGGATATGCGTATTCTCCGTGGGCGGAAGGCGCGACTTCAGGCCGTGGTGGTGAAGGCTGTGTTGTTATTCAGTACATACCGTAAGGAGAATTAAATGAAATATAATATTAAAGATGCTGACGGTAACATCACAAATACCATCGTTGCTGACGCTGAGTTTGTTGAAGCTAACTTTGAACACTATGAACTGTACGTTGCACCTACACCCCCAGAGCCTACAGCAGAAGAGACTGCTCGTCAGTGGCGTGACGCAGAACTGTCGTTTACAGACCAAGCAGCCCAAACTCCAGACTGGCCGAACCGCGACAACATCCTGATCTACAGGACTGCCTTACGTGACTGGCCAGCTACTGACGACTTCCCAGAAACTAAGCCAACTTTAGGTAGCTAATTATGTTAGCAGAGATCAGTTTATTAGTAGGTGGTTTAAAGGCCCTTAACGAGGGCATCGCTGTCGTTAAAGAGTCTGGTAGCAACCTGACTGGTCTCGCTAAAGTTTTCGGCACCCTGACGGAAAGCAAGCAAGCAGTCGAGAAGATTGAGGCTGCTGCTGAAGACGGCGATCACATTCTGACTCAGGAAGAAGCGCTTGAGCTGGCCTGGGCAAAGAACGAGATTCGCGAGAAAGAGAAAGAGTTAAAGAAGGTTACGCCACGGCAGGTGTGGCGCGACATGTTGGCCATCCAACACAAATCGCTGATGGAACACAAACATAAGCTTGAGAAAGAGCGCCTAGCGCGTAACCGAGCAATCACTAAGCGCGACGATCTGATAAAGAATGCGGCAAGTTTTTGCCTACTTTTATGCGTTGGAGTTGGAGTAG